GTAAAGGCTAGGTAACGTTCCAAATCCAATATAGGTCTCGGTTTCACTCTCAATAACATTCGATGAGAGGTTTAATGTACCAAAACCTACGTAAGGTGTTAAACGAGAAGTATTTGCAGAATCTGAAAGAATTAATGAACCGGAACCAAATATGGATCCGGTTTGCGTAATGATAGATGAACCATCAATACTTAGTAGTCCAGTGCCGTTATATGCGTCTACGTCTTTTTCTACAGCAAATCCAGAAATGCTGAAGAGTTGAGTATTTGTTGTATCTGCGGTTTGTACAGTTAGTGAGGATTCCGCAGAATTATTTTCACCAAGTCGTAAGGTTCCGGAAGATACGTAAGGTCTTAGTGTTCTTTCTAATCCGCTACCTATTTCGAATAAAGTACCATTACCAACCCAAGTAAAGGTTACTTTCTCTGTCGCGGTCTTAGCTATAAAGGATATATTTCCAGAAGCAACATATGTAGCATATGTAATAGACTCTCTACCTGAAGATAAGGTAAATAACGATCCATATGGATAGAGAGTTTCTCCAACTGATATGAGATACCAATCATCTTCAGGACTTGGAGCTGGAGTGTATACTGGATTTGGTTCTGTTATTAGTCCATTGTCTACTGATACTGTCGTCGCAGCTGAAATTAACCCATAATCCTCAGTAGAAAATGAGTTAATTCCAGTGGATTCATTGTAAACATAGACTGTCATAGAGATAGCCCAACAGAATTTTTAAAGAAAAAGAGAGGATCGCCATAAAAATGCAATCCTCTCACCATCAAAAAATATTAAATTTTTAATATAAAATCAATCTAGAGCAACGTTTAGAGTAATTTTGATTTGGTCTCCGTTGTTAGCAATTGTGTATGGTCCGTTAGTAAATCTTTCTGCATACATAATTGAACTATAAAGAGTTGCGGTACTCAATCCAGCAGATGCGTTTGGAGTAGCTGTGAGTGCTGGTGTAGTAGTAAACTCATTTGCATTAGGAACAGAGAATACGGTATATGTTCCAGATGTCAAAGTAGTATTACCAGTTCCTGCTGCAACATATAGGATATCTCCAGCAACCAATTGGTGTCCAGTTGCAACAATTTTTCCAAAACTGAAAGTTACACTTGGATCTGTTGCAAGCTGAATGTTGTCAATAAGTGGTTTATCCAAATAAACAACTTTTAATGCTCTGTCGATTCCAATAACAATTGTACCAGTTTGAATACCAGCGTTTCCTGCAACTCTCATTCCAAGAGTTAAATCATCAACGTTTTGATCTGGATCAACAGTGATATAAGAGTTACCAACAACTCCAATAACTGGGTCGGTATTATCACCTTTGGTTATAGTTGTTCCAATACCTACAGATGCATAATGGACTACACCTTGTACGGAAACAGGCATGTTGTTTGCTCTGGTTACATAATAACCATAAACATCCCCGGCTGCTCCAGTGAAGGTAAATGTTTGTTCTGGATATGTTGCAGTTGTTCCAGAACCAACCTGATTGATTCTCCAACGAGAACCATTCAAAAGAATACCTGTCTGTGAAGTATATGTCTGATCAGATCTATTATTTACACAATATGGATAGCCTGTAGTAGGAGCAAACCCATAAGCATTCGTGTTACCTATACCATATGGCTCAAAATACGCAGAAGCTGAAGGAACATCACTCTCTGCTGGAGTAGTATTACTGGTAAAAAGTTTTAAAACTAAGTTTCTGGGAGACTGGTCAGCAAGACTTGCAGTGTGATTGTTTTGTGCAACTAGATACCTAAGCGACTCAAGTTCTCCTATATTTGGGACTAATAGTGCCATTCGAAATAACTCCCCTACAGGCTACGATTTTGTAATAACTATCTTTATTTATAATTTTAATTTCAGAGAGATTAGAAACCTATTAATGTTATTGACTGATATCACATCGAAAGTCAAAATGTCTCCAGCAATTATAGTTTTCGTCCAACCTGTAAGAACATCATCACGAACTTTTCTAGAGTTTGTCATTTGTGGATAAGTTCCACCAACAATAGAAGTAAATGTTGGAAATGTAGAATAGTTCGATTTTTTAATGTCTAGTGTTAAATCTCCCTGTTGATCAGATAAAATAGTTAAAGATTCCAATACACCACTAACATCTAAAGTTACAGATCCCTTATTACCAGATACCATTGATATTGATCCACTATCAACCACATAATTAATGGTTCTTGTCAAATCTGCAGTTGTTGCTAAAGCTATAATAAAAACATCATCACCAGGATTTGGAGCAGAAGTGAAAATTATATTATTACTTGAAGTGGTATAATCTTCATTTGGTTCCATCACCAAATTATTTTTGACAACAATTAACTGTTGATCATTAATTGGAACATATGATGTAGATGATGAATAAAGTCCAAAAGTATGGGCAACGCCAGTAAATTGGGAATTTATATTATCTAAAATAATATTCCCATACTGTATTGATTTTGTTGGAATTTCATAATCAACTCCAATCCTATACGGACCTGGTTCATTTAAAGTTACTATATAATCGGTCATTATGAAACTCCTGGAGTTACTAGAACATTTCCTTGAATAGCTCTTGTTCTATATGAATTTGGAGAAATAAGAACTACATCATAAACATATCGACCACCTTCTATAGAATCGGTTGCAGTATATCCCATAGATACTGCAATTTTACCGTTTAGTCTATCTACAAAACTAAGAGTTAAAGGATAAGAAGTTGAAGATGATGGATGTTTCCTGATTGAAGAAATACCAGTGTATCCAGTTAGGTTTAATGGTGCATTATTAGTATTCCTGATTGTAAAGGTGGCTTGAAAGTCAACCCCCTGTTCAAGAACTAGATTTACATTTCTTGCCGCCATTATTCTACTGTATTTTTAATTATTTATCAGTTAGAATCCATTTTTTTCAAAATCATTTTCATCATGTCCTTAATTTCATCTATTTCTTTTTGAAGTAAATCAACCTTACTAACATTTTCCTTTAGTTGATTGATTTCTTCTTTTTCCTTTAACTTAAGTTGTTTCAATTGAACATAAGAATTGTATTCAGAATCGGAGCAATTTAGAATTGCTCCACTAGATTGATCACGATAAAACCCTGGATTACCTTCTACTGGAATTCTCATAGTTATACTGAAGCAATTACTCGTAAATCTCTAATCAGAGGAACATATGCAAGATTTGTTCCTGTCATAATAATTTTAATTTGGAATCCATTAAACAATGGTAGATTCTTTGCAGTAAATTCATGTGATCTAAAATCAGCCAATGTGGATGATGGTACTACTTCAATATCTGGTTTTCCATTATTATCATATGGATTTATAACATTTTTATTTTCATCTAAGTTATCATATCCTGGGAATAATTCATATAACTGAGTAGTAGGATCTGAATCTGATCTGAAGAGTCTATACATTACTCGTATATCATTAGTACTATGTCTATATGCATCAAAGAAGACTTTCAAATTATCAGATCCCCTTTCCAATCTAACAACTTTAGTAACGTAACTAGCTGCAGAAGGGTCATTTAAGAGAGAATTTACTAATGGATTTGTAGCATAATTTGAAACTGTAGAATTCATTCTATTTCCAGTAGTAATTATATTAACTCTATCCAAATCAATAAGAGGAGAAACTCTAGAATCGCTGGTAATTAAACTAACTTCCATTGTGAAAGATTTTTTACCTGGATAATCTTGCAAATAATTATTTTCATTTACCTCTGAACATATTATCCTTGGACTGGAAAGATAATTTGTTGTGTCTAGTGCTATGTCCTCAAATCCCTGGTCAACGAATGGGGTAATACTATTATTATTTGGTGAACCTCCAGAAAATGTTCTTATTCTTGCAGATACAGTTGTACCCTGTGGAGTGGCTATAGCAATGTTTGGAGTAATTACACTAAATGGTATATTTTGTGTAGCTTTTGGAGTCTTATAAGAATTTATTAGTTGTAAAGCATCATAAGAACCACAAGATTTTGTT